CATCGAAGAGGCCGAGGCTGCTTACAATTATGCACAGCAAATGAAAAACCAGAATGATGAGATGCGTAAGCGTCTTGAAGATCTGGATAAGGGATACATCAATGAATACGGCTCTCGTGTGGAGACTCAAGAGGCTGCTGTTAAAAGAGTCTTAAAAGACGCTATTGATGCTGGTGATTCTGAAAAAATGGCAGAGGCAAATGCTGCTCTTGCACAGGTCGCCATTGAGAAAGAACGACTTCGTATTCAGAAAGCTCGTTCTGAGCAACAGGCGCAGGTGCAAGAAGAGCAGCCACAACAGCCGGCACAGCATCAACGCCCTCAAGAGCTTGATCCAAAACTCAAGGATTGGATGAGTAAAAACCCATGGTTCGACAATGATGACGCTCTGACAGGAGCCGCACGAGCCATTCATATGCGAATTGTTGGCGAAGAGGGATTTGATCCCTCTACTGATGAATATTATGCAGAAATTGACAGGCGAATGAGTCCGCTTGTTGAAAAAACACAGGGCAATAAGCAGAGCGCCCCGGCTGTTGCACCTGCGTCCAATGGACGGTCAGCTACCAAACGTGGGCGGAAAAAGACTGTGGAGTTGACTCCCGGTCAAGTTGCTTTCGCAACTAAAATGAAAATACCTCTTGAGCAATATGCTAGAGAGGTAGCAAGACTTGAAAAGCAGAGGAGTGCGTAATGAGTGATCGTGCAAGCCGGGACTCGCAGACCCGTGATAAAACAGCGCGTACTGCCGATTGGAAGCCCCCCTCAACGCTTGAAGCACCCGAAGCTCCTGTAGGGTATAAACACAGGTGGATTCGTGAGTCGATCATGCACCAAGATGATCGCAATAATATTCACAAGCGTCGTCGTGAAGGGTACGAACTGGTTCGTGCAGAAGAATATCCTGAATTTGACGCACCTGTGATTGATGAAGGTAAAAACGCTGGCGTAATTGGTGTTGGGGGCCTTCTCCTCGCAAGAATCCCAGAAGAAATTGCGGACCAGAGAAACGCTCATTATGAGACCGTTACTCAAAATCAGATGGAGGCTGTGGATCGTGATTGGATGCGTGAATCCAATGCTGCGATGCCAAAGCTAAAACCGCAACGTTCTACCTCTGTGTCTTTTGGAGGCCCAAAGGTAGCTGACAATTAGGAGCTAAAAAATGGCAAATAATGATGCCGCTTTTGGCATGCGCCCCGTTAAAAGAATAGGGGGAACCCCTTATACTGGCGGGCAAAGCCGTTATCGTATCGCTGCTAACTACGGAACAGCAATTTTCCAAGGTGACATGGTTGCGCAAGTAACCGGTGGTGGTATTGAAGTACATGCAGATGGTGGGACAGTTCCCATCGTTGGCGTGTTTAATGGATGTCAGTTCACTGATCCAACAACAGGTGAGCAGAAGTTCTCTAACTTCTACCCTGCAAGCACTAATGCTTCTGACATTATTGCTTTTGTCATTGATGACCCTATGGTTGTTTTTGAAATTCAGTGTAATGCCGCATTCCCTGTTGCTGATCTATTTGGCAACTTTGACATCGTTTACACTTCTGCTGGAAGCACCACGACTGGCCTCTCAGGAGCCGAGTTGAATGTTGCTGATGGTGGGACAGGTACAACCTTGTCACTCAAGGTGGTAGACATTTCGGAAGATCCTGAAAACAGTGATGTTGGGTCTGATGCAACAAATGTTCTATGCGTTATTCAAAACCACATATTCGGCGTCAAAGGCGCTGGCTTGGCATAAGGAGGCTGACAAATGGCTATTTCTCGCGCACAACTAGCGAAAGAGCTAGAACCCGGCCTTAACGTCTTATTCGGAATGGAATATGATCGTTATGATGCCGAGCATGCCGAAATCTACGAAACAGAATCTTCAGATCGTGCATTTGAAGAAGAAGTGATGTTGGTCGGTTTTGGAAATGCAAACACCAAATCTGAAGGCGCTGGAGTTGTATTTGACTCCGCTTCTGAAGCATATACAGCACGTTACACGCATGAGACAATTGCTCTTGCATTCGCGCTGACAGAAGAAGCTCAAGAAGATAATTTGTATGATCGCCTTGGCGCTCGTTACACACGGGCGCTTGCTCGTTCTATGGCTCATACAAAGCAAGTAAAAGCTGCTGCGACATTGAATAATGCGTTTAGCAGCAGCTTCACAGGTGGCGATGGTAAAGAGCTTTGTGCCACTGACCACCCGCTTGCTGGTGGCGGCACCTTCCGTAACGAACCATCAACTGCGGCGGACCTCAACGAAACCTCTTTGGAGAATGCTCTTATCGACATCTCTACTTTCGTTGATGAGCGCAATATGATTATTGCCCTTCGTGGCATGAAGCTTATTGTTCCGCCACAGCTTCAGTTTGTGGCTGATCGCCTTCTTGAGTCCACACTTCGTCCGGGAACGTCGGACAACGATGTTAATGCAACAAGGAACATGGGGATGCTGCCTGACGGATATACCGTCAATCACTTCCTCACTGATCCTGATGCGTTTTTCATCAAGACAGACACTCCAAATGGCTTCAAGCATTTTGAGCGTTCCCCGTTGGCAACCAACATGGAAGCTGATTTCGATACTGGGAACATGCGCTTCAAGGCTCGTGAGCGTTATTCGTTTGGATTTTCGGACCCACGTTGCGTATTCGGATCTCCGGGCGCGTAATAAGAACAATTATACAAAGGGCGGCTTTTCAGCCGCCCTTTTTTTATGTATAGTTTTTAAGTCCCTGACAGTTGCGCTGTGCAACTGACACTTGCCACGACAGGAGTGCAAAATGGCAAACACAACCTTCTCAGGTCCGGTCCGCTCCAAGGGCGGATTTAATGTGATTAATGAAAACAGCACCACTGGTGCTGTTACAGAAACAGGCTTTTCTGTTAATTCTACCGGCCAGTTAATTTCCATGGGAACAAGAAAGATCCAGTCCTTTGCTGGTTCTCTTGCTTCTACTAATGCGGCCAGCACTGCATATGGAGATGGAGATGTTCTCGTAGAACTAGGAACGCTCAATACAGACGCACCTGACGGCCTTGTAACTCCCACAAAGTTCTTCATCCACAGGGCTTTGATTGGCATTACAACGGCTGCTGGTGAAACTCTTGTGGGCAGTCTCCAGCTTAGTGCCACGAGCGGGACAGCGACAAACGCAGCCGTCTCTTCGGGAACAGAGATCGTTGGTGCTGGTGTTACATCATTCAATGAGCAGTTGAGCGCGACTCAGTCTATTACTGAAATCGACATCAACTTCAATGATACAGCCGGTAACTACCACATCTTTGTCCCCAACGTGACAGCAGCAATCGCAAGCACACATTTGTACGCGGCGGCCACAACTGCTGTTAACGCTGATATAACTGCTGGTCGCTTCACGGTTGAACTAGAATACTCAGTATTCTAAGGAGGTTAACATGGCTGATGCTGTAACCTCTCAGACTCTGATTGATGGTGATCGTTACGCGGTAATGAAGTTCACTAACATTAGTGATGGTAGCGGTGAGTCTGCTGTCACCAAAGTTGATGTTAGTGCTTTGCAAGCTTCAACCTCTAATACAGGCAATCAGAAAACATGCACTGGCGTTTCCATAGAAAGAATTTGGTGGCAGTGCATTGGCATGAAGGTGCGTATTCTTTTTGACGCATCAAGCGATGTCATGGCGATTGAGTTAGGTGAAAATCAAAGCGGTAGTCACGATTACACCATCTTTGGTGGGTTGATTAATAACGCTGGCTCTGGAAAGACCGGCGATATTAACTTCACCACTGTTGGTCATACTAGCGCGGACACTTACACCATCATTCTCTACATGCGTAAGGAATATGGTTAATGGCTAGGCGCAGGGCAAAAATGCCTTCGCGCAACAAAAAGAATTTCCGCCCCACAAAAGCTGGGGCGGGAATGACTAAAGCTGGTGTGGCGGCTTACAGAAAAGCTAACCCCGGAAGTAAGCTCAAGACAGCAGTTACAGGCAAAGTTAAGAAGGGTAGTGCAGCCGCGAAGAGACGTAAGTCTTTTTGCGCTCGTTCTGCTGGGCAGATGAAAAAGTTTCCAAAGGCAGCGAAGAATCCCAACTCAAGGTTGCGCCAAGCTCGGAGAAGGTGGAAGTGTTAATGAAAGCCGAAGAAGTATTGAAGCTTTTAGAGAAGCATGAGGCTGAATGCAGTCAAAGGTATGGTGACATACAAGACAAGTTAAAGTCTTTTGACAATCGTATGTGGGGCATAATGGTTCTTATTGTTGTTGCTGCGGGGTTGGAGCAATTGATCTAATGGCTATGGGCCGATCACAAATGACCAAACAGATTTCTAAGCCGCCACAAAAAAGGCGGAAGGAGGCGAAAAAAAATGGCACCAAAAGCACCAAAAAAATCAAAGTCAAAAAGTAAGACTTCACCGAAACCAACAAACCCGGCTTTGTACTCGCGTGTAAAATCAGAGGCGAAGCGTAAATTTGATGTTTATCCAAGTGCTTACGCTAATGCTTGGTTGGTTAAGACATACAAAAAACGTGGCGGTGGATATAGGTAATGAGTCTTAAAGATTGGTTTGGAAAAGGCCCAAAAGGCGATTGGGTTGATATTGGCGCTCCTAAGAAGGACGGCAAATTTCAAGCCTGTGGTCGCAAATCTACTAAAAAATCTAAAAGAAAATATCCTAAATGTGTGCCTCGCTCAAAAGCGAGATCAATGTCAACTTCGCAGATAAAAAGTGCTGTATCTAGGAAGAGAGCAAAGACACAAGGCGTTGGTGGAAAGCCAACAAATGTAAAAACATTCGCCAGAAAAAAGCCCAAGAAGATGGAGGGTGGAGGCGCTGTTGCAGCAGAAACGCAGCCAAGAAAGCGTAAAGTTAACCGTCAACCGAATGACGGCATGATCGCAAGAGGGTGTGGAACCGTTTTAGAGCGCAAAAGGAAAACTACAAAATTGAGATAATTCATGTTTTTGTCTTATATGTCTTCCTTGACGGCAACAAGGTCAAAGGTCAGCCATTAAAATTCAAATCTGTAGACGACTGCGTGTATTTTGCTAAAAGACTTTCGGGGCAAGGAAAGTCCATCACATCATACTGCCTCCCTGATACAGCGGTACAAGATGAGAGGATATATTGATGGACCCAGTGACAGCAATGGCTACTGCCTCTGCGGCTTTTTCCACCATAAAAAAAGGCTTTGCCATAGGTCGTGACGTCGAGTCGATGATGTCAGATATTGGGAGGTGGATGGGCGCTTTATCTGATCTAGATCAAGCAGAGCGCGAAGCTAAAAATCCTCCCATATTTAAAAAGCTGTTCGCAGGCAAGACTGTCGAACAAGAGGCCATGGAAACTTTTGCGGCAAAAAGAAAGGCCGCAGCACAGCGTGACGAGCTAAAACAGTGGATAGGTTTGACACTTGGTCAGTCGGCGTGGGAAGAACTCGTGAAAATGGAAGGGACGATTCGGAAAAGACGGCAAGAATCTATTTATGCACAGCGTGAAAAGCGCCGCAAGTTTATAGAAATCATGGCATGGATTATTATGATCTCTGTGGGCTTTGTCGTTCTAGCTACGTTTGTTTTACTTCTCAAAGCACATACTGCATCTGCCGAACAGATGACAACTTGTCGAA